AAGCAGTCGTAAATGGTGAATAAGCAGCTTGTTGACCACCATAGTAATTGCCCATAGCCGTAGCACCTTGACCGAGCAATCCCGCACCAAACAAGACGTTCTGTTGACCAGCCTGTTGGGCATTAGCCTGATTTATATGAGCGTCAACTACGGGCGCAAGATGAAGAACGAGCTATCAAGATGGCTAATCTTGCACCAGGCGCTCGTGGTGCGGCAATGATTCTACAGCTTGTTGTGTGGCTTTATTGACATTCTGTGCGGCAGTTTGAGCGGCAGCCTTATCTTCTTCTGTTTGAAGTAAACCACCAGCAGTTTTTAAAGTTCCTGTGACAGTAGAAGCTGTGTCAGCAATCTTTTTAGCTAAAGCAGCATCTGTAAGAACTTTATCTGCCGCCAATTTTTGAGCTACAGACTCAGCAGTAATACCAGCAGCAGTACCTGTAAGAAGACCACTACCGCCAGTTAAAGAAGTTACTGTTGGAATAGTAGCTCCAGTAGCCATCGCATTAGCAATTTGTGTAGCACCTAATGTTCCACCAACTCCACCAGAAGCTAAATCTAGTTGAGCAAGTTCTGCGGCAGTTAAACCATTACTTAACAAACCACCTGCGGTTTCTGCTCCAGCAACAACATCGGCAACATTAGTAACAGCACCTAGATCAGAAGCGCTTAGTCCTAATTCACCAAGTGTTAAACCTTCTGCGCCAGCCGCAGCACCAGCACCCGCACCACCAAATAAACCTTCAAAGCCACCTAAACCATAAATAGCCCCACCAACAGCGGCAAGTTTTAGTAAGTCTTTCTTTAATGTGCTAGAAGATGCGCCTTGTGTAAAAAATACTGGATTGCCTTTGTCATCAAATTCAACACCAAAACCTGTATTTCCCTTACCTTCGTAAGAACCTGACCACAAATTGCCTTTTGTACGCTCACCATAACCAGAAACAAGTTTTTCACCTGTTACTTTGTTGATAATCCCATCTTTACCTTGACCAACTTGAGAGATGTCTGTAATACCACTTTTAGCCAGATCATCAGCCATGTATCTAGCAGAGGTTTCTGGAGGCAATCCCCCCTCCCATTTGCCAGTAGTTCCTTGTGCAAGAATCTGTGATGCAAGTTTGTTTACATTCTCTGCTGTATAAGCAGGATTTTGTTGAACTTGTTGTGCTTCTTGTTGAACTTGTTGTGTTTCAGGACGCAATACTATCTGCTGATTCTCACCAGAACCTTCGATAACATATTGTGATTGAATTGGTGTACCACCAAGGTTAATAGATGACCCTGCTGGAACAACCGCTGAAGCACGAGATACAACCTCATTTACAGGAATGCCAAAAGTCTGTGAAACTTGTGCAGGACTAATCCCTCGTTGCTCCATCAAGGAAACAATCTGTGCATCCGACATATTCGGATTAGCAAGAAAGATATTAAATAGCTCTTGATTTGTTACTGCCATGATTTTTCCTTACAAGTCACCTGTATTTGTTGATGGGAAGGCTCGTCCAGCACCCCAGATAATTCTTACTGCGCCTACGCCACCTTGACCATCAGCTATAGCATTTCCTTTTCCAGCACCACCACCGCCACCATAAGCACCGCCATATGGATTTGATGGATAACCGCCACCGTTTGTACCGCCTGAACCACCATTTACATTTGAAATAGTATCGACTTTAGGCTGGCTTGTGCCTTCTCCAAGAATCCCAACTCCGCCACCGCCAAAACCAACTAAATAATCGGTTGTAGGTTCTGCAACAAATGTAATATAAGACGCTCCGCCACCACCCGCTCCACCTGTTCCAGCAGTATGGTTATTGTTGTTTCCACCATTTCCACCATTGCCAGAATATCCACCTGCACCACCGCCAGAACCATAAGAATTTCCTGCTGGTGCGCCATCACCTCCATTGCCGCCACCATCTCCAGTACCGCCAGAACCACCAGCCCCTGCGCTACTACCACTTGTTGCACCACCACCACCATTAGCAATTACAGTGGTTGAGTTAAATTTACTTGAACCACCACTAGTAGCATATCCACCACCAATACCAACATTGACAAGGTATGAAGTGCCTGGTGTTACAGAAATGTTGTTTTTATATCTCAACTCTCCACCACCACCGCTACCACCAGAAGCTGCTCCGCCTCCTCCGCCAACGCAAACAACACATACGGAAGTTACGCCAAATGGAGCAGTCCAATAGAATGATCCAGCAGAAGTGAATGCCTCTTGCCCTACTGGAGAAACTCCACCTACCTGAAAAGCATTAAGTGAGGCAAACATTATGGTGTATATCCTTGTGTGACATTTCCATACCAGTTAGTGCCATCAGCAACAAACGAAAAAATATCCATCTTTCCCGCAGTAGAAGTTACAACTGGTGTTCCAGCAGAACTCCACTTAACACCAGTAAATGTCGCAGTACCACCACCAGTAGATGCCGCTTGTTTGAGCAACAAGATAAACGACTTACCCGCAGTAGCTGTAGGCATCGTAAATGTGCAAGCAGTAGAAGCAGTCAAGGTTGCTGTTTGAACAGTACCAGAAGTTAGACTGATTGTGCTAGCAGTTGTTACAGTACCAATCGCTACAACACTCTCAACATAGTTGGTAACAGTTGGGTTTGTCAGGGTCTTGTTTGTCAAACCTTGAGTATCTGTCGTACCAACTACATCACCAGTAGGCGCAGTCTTAGCGGCAAAAGCAGCCAGATCAGAGTCGTAGTCTTGCTTGGTAGCAATAGCCGTAGCAATGTTGTTGAACTCAGTATCAATCTCAGTACCCTTGACAATCTTTGCAGGATTACCAGAGGTTAGATTATCTTTACTGGCGAAGTTAGTGGTCTTACTGTAATCTGACATATCAATTTCCTTGTCTATTAGGACAATTTCCCGTTTTTCGCTTGGATTTCTATTTTCTGTATAGACAGTTGTGAGCCGTTAATGTCGGACTCATAACCAGTCTGAACAACCTTACCAGTACCAGTAGCAGATACTTTTAAGGTATTCAAAGCAACACCATCAGAATACTCAGCTACTACTGTTGCATTAGCGCCATACTCAGCAATTCCATACTCAGATACACCCTGAACAGGAATAGTCGTAGTGGCACTCAAATAGTTCGTCTTGAAGTCAAAACCCCATTTGATAAACACATTCTGATTCGTTCCACCAATCACTACAACAGAAATCTTCTTCAAGATAGAAGTCTGATTCACGTTACCAAGGTCAGCATGGTTGGTGTAATACTGCATCCGATACACACTGGTGTGGTCGTTATAGCCCGTATATTGACCAATGTATCCATTCTTACCAATGTACAGAACACCGCTTCTCAATGAATACAAAGCAGTAGGCGTGATCGAATCCCAAGTAGTTACACGAGAAGAGCCATCTTGCAAGATAACCTTGGTATCAAAGCAATAGACAGACTGCGTAACAGGCATCGTAAGAAGATAGAAACCTTCTCGCTCAGAATAAACAGACTTAATGTTTGACAATGTCTGTGAAGCAACATCGCTCATCAAATCATTGCGAACATTCTTAGACAAATCACGCTCAGGAGCAGACTTCTCTTGAATCGTTCTCATCAAAGAACGAACACCAGAGTTTGACAAGAAAATCACATCAGAACTTGTTGTCTGAACACTATCTCTTGCCAAGCACCCTATCCCCCCTACTGTGTCAGAAATAGACATCGTTGCAGGAGTAGTCGCACCCTGATAAACAAGAATCTGTCGTTTACCAAAGATAAACAAGAAACCATTGTGAGCAGCCAAAGCCTGAACTTCATCAGCACCATTAGGCCAAACTCGGCTTGTATCCAAAGTACCAGTCGTACCACCAGACCACACATGACCTGCAATCAGATCAGAGAAGCTAACAGTTACCTTATCTGTACTAGAAGATGCCACCCACAAGCGACCATAAGCCGATATAGCGACATTTCCGCTAGGAACAGTACCAACATAGCCAGTCTTCTCAGAAACTCGTCTGTAAGTCGTTGTACTCACAGCAGGGTCATAAATCAATGGATCGTGACCAGTCTGAAAGAAGTATGTAATCCCATTAAGAGATGCACACTGCCAATTACTAGCAGAGATGGTAGGAGCAGAACCTCCACCACCATAGGTCAACTCAGTAACTGAAGTGCCACTAAGTTTGAATATCTTGTTGTTGCCAGCAAATAGAACTGTCAATGTGCCATCTGTTTGGACTAACTCATGGATAACGCCAACATCGTTAGCACCAAGGTTTCCAGAAGATGAATTAACCCTTGTCCAACCTTTTCTAGCACCAATACGACCATATTGGTCAATCACACAGTTAGTAGCGACCAAAGCAAAGCCACTAGCCAAATCTAATGGGCTATCCTGCGTATTGAGGCCGTAGAAGCCTGGTGCGCTAATACTGAAGGTTTGGATAGGTTGAGCCATTAAACAGCCTCAAAAGTACCAAATTCTGGGTAACGAGTGGCTTCCATAGAAATATAGTCTGACAACATAGACCGATACAACTGATAAGCCTCTGAAGAAGACAATCCACCATCCTCACCACGCTCAACCAAAGCACGAGCATAAGCATTCTGAACAATCAACTCTGAAGGAACTTGAATGACTGTTGAATCAGAAGACAAAGGTGCTTGAGGAACAACCAAGCTAAACTTGATAGAGTAAACACCATCAGGCTTAGGAAAGAGAGTTACTTTAGTGTCGTAACTGGCATCTACACCATCAAAGGCATAGTATGTTGGAATAGCGTTTGTTTGGTCACCAAAGTTGAGAAACCGATTCATGTTAACAAACGGAATGTTTGTCATTGTTGAATCAGTAGTGTCATTGATAACATCTGTTACACGGAACTTCTGCCCTGCACCAGTCAAAGCATAGGAATATGTACCTGAAGTAGTCGTAACCACTACAGTCGTACCTAAGATATTCCACTCATAAGCATCTTCAACATGACGCTTGGCATCGTTGACAAACTTGCCAATCAATGAGGAATAGCTTGTTTCGGTAACAGTAGAAACCTCTTCCTCACGCAAACGCACAAGGACATCATTAACAGCTTGAAGGTATGTGGTCATGCTCTTGTTAGTCCTATTTGTTCAAAAGTAGCAATAAACGTATATACGCTACTAGTTTCTGTTGTAACTTGAAGTCGATCACCCTCTTCCATCACAATATACGCCCCACCATCAAACTTAAGATATTCTTTAGAACTTAAAGAGTATTCGTTGAGAATGTCATAGGTCGCAGATGCGCTAGAGTCATACCATTGTGCTGTGAAATGCTTGGTAGAACCACCAGCATTGTGTGCGTACAAGAGATTAAATTTGGCGTAGTAACCCGTAGGAACTGTATACACAGTTGTCAATGTTGCCGCTGTTGGGCTAACTCCTACGGATACTTCTCTCATTTCTTATTCCTCTTAGAGATCGCTTTAGCCTTTGCTTTAGCGTCTTCCTTGGACGTTGCGCCCCAAGCTCTAAGAGAAAGTAAAAGTCGGGTAGGCTTTCCATCTTTCATCTCAGCGCCAGGCAT